GTCCCCATCGCTTGTTTAAGGATGTGGTGTCTCTTGGCAGGCGGTGGGGAAGAGGCATCCTATTTTAATCTTATAACGAGGAAAATTATGAGCCACGAAGGCAATGATAAAATTATAGATAATGAACGAGATAATCAAAAAACTACAATGGATGGTGCACGAACTGCCCTTATTCAAAAGATGGTATTTGCTGCTACAGAAGTCGGTATTGCTGTAGTACAAGAAATAGCTGAAGCATCTTTAAAACGAAAGCCAGGTCTATCTCTTAAAGAATTTACTAAAGTATTAGATGAGTATCTTGTTCAACAAAAAGCTAAAGCTAATAATAACGGCTAATTTATAGCCATTTCTTTTAATACTCAAAATAGAGGATATAAACTATGAGTGAATGGGAACTCCCTAAAAATGTAGAAACACCGTCTATAGAAAGTGGTGGGGGATTTATTTGGGAATCTGGTGTGTATGATACTACCATTAAGATGGTATATCTTAATCAGTCTGTAAATGAAGCAGTAAGCTTCAATGTTATTCTGGAAAAGAACAGTGGAAATTTCGCAGAACTCAGGGAAAGCTTCTGGGTTAAATCTGGTAAGGCTAAAGGTAATAAAACTTATTACACGAAGGATGGTAAAGACTATCCTCTTCCTGGATACTCAATTGCAAACTCTATGTGTGTAGCCGTTACAGGTGATCGTTTACCTGTATGTATGGATTCTGCAGAAAAGAAAACTGTTAAGGTATGGAATCCAGAATTGAAGAAAGAGGTACCTACAGAGCGACCAGTAATAACAAGTTTAATTGGTAAAACCGTTAAAGTAGCCGTTCATCAAGTTATCGAAGATAGAACTGCTAAGAATGACAAGGGTGATTATGTACCAACTGGTGAGTCTCGTACTGTAAACCAATGTAAGTTCTTTGGTAATGCCGAAGGTAAAACTGCTGAAGAGATTACTAGTAATGAATCTGCTACTAGATTTGATAAGTGGGCCCGGAAGAATACAGGCACAGTTATCGATAAGTCTACTGGCAAGAAAGGCGGTAATTCTGCTGCTGATATTATGGGTAGTTCATCTGCAGATGCACCTAAAGGTTCATTATTCAAAGACGCAACAGAACCTCCATTCTAATGCGAGTTTGCGGAATTGACCCAGGAGCAAATGGAGCAATTTGTGTGCTGGATTCAAAAGATCCAGCGCACGTTGTTCTGTTTGACCTAAAGAAAGCTACAGTATGGGACATCTATGACAAGCTATTTACGTATCAACCAGATTTAATCTGGATAGAAGACGTACATTCTCTGTTTGGAATGTCAGCTAAATCTAATTTTACTTTTGGACGTAATTTGGGAAGCATACATGCTATAGCTGAAATAAACTGTTTTGGTCGTCCGCCTAATACAGTAGCTCCTAAAATATGGCAAAAATCTATAGGCGTTACTGCTAAAGGTAAATGGATTAAGAAAGAAGTTGCTCAAATAGCTACAAAACTATATCCAACAGCTAATATACGCGGTAAACGAGGAGGCTTATTAGACGGACGCTCCGACGCTTTAATGATCGCCCATTATGGGCTATATAATAAGGAATAATACTTATGAAAATAGAGATAGATATTGATATTGAAACTATTGTACGCGAAGCAATTCGTAATGATACATTAACTGGTAATCTAATAGTTAAGACTAAATTAGCTGATAGTATTAAGGATTCTTCTAAAAAAATGGCTTGGGAGTATGGCCGTAAAAATGGAAGACGGCGTACTACAGAAGAGATAGCTTTACATGCGCTAGAGAAGAAATATGGACGTCTATTAACTCCAGAAGAAAAGGGTGAGGCTAAGGCTTTTATTCAGATTGATGAGGATACAGAACTTAAAGCTAAAGAAGATACGCTTACTAAAATACGTATTGATGATATGGTTACTGAAGGCCTGGCTGCAGCCTCTAAGGAGCTAGCTGAGGAGGAGGAAGATCTAGAAGTACCCCAAGATGAGGAGCTCTCTGAACCTGCTTCTAAAGAGCCCTCAGAAGCTACAATTCCAAAAGCTGAGGAACTAAAAACTAACTCACTATTCTCATCATGAATTCAGACGATCTTGAACATTTACGAGAAGTACTGCGACGCCGTAATGAGAGAGTTAACAGTACCTGGATAACTACAAAAATTATATTCTTTACTGTATTAACGGTTATAGGGCTTCTTGCTAGTTTATTATTATTACCAATATTTATTATAGTAATAGGTGGAATAATAGCATTTGGGGTTTATAAAGTACGATTTACAGATCCTGATCGTTAATTAAGCAGACCTTTATATAATCCGCCTCCTAATATATCCTTAGTAATTTCAAAGCCAGTTAAATTATTGGCTTCGTCAAATAGATTAGGAAACTGCATAAGATTTGGTGAGAAATCTCCACCTAACCACGCACTATTCACATTACCTAGCGTAGCTACTCCAGTAGTATGTTGCAGTAATGCAGAGATTCCTACAGCTGTAGGACTGGTTTGAACTAGTTGTCTGACAGATCTCTGGTTTCTTAACCAATATGAAAGAAAAGCCGTAGCTCCAGTCATCTCTAATGCTTCTAATGAAGCAATTAATGATTCATCAAATAATACAAAAGCATCAAGAGCATCATGCATAGCTCTTTTAAAAGTATGACCCTGAACAGCCATAGCATGTTCTATCATTACATACCTGCCTAAAAAGTCTGTCATTTGAACTATTTGTCGAGAAAAGTTATATCCTATAGTTCCTTTAGCCCAAAATAATGTAGCTGCTATTGTTCGTAGGTTTCTAGGAATCATATCCCCGACCCCTTTTAGCTTTCCTTTAAATAAAACACGCTTCATACGATTGAAGTACCCGTCAATCTGTGCTTCATTTAGATCTTCTACAATTAATGAATCCAATCCTGCTTTAACCATCTTATGTAATTTATTTCGTTTTAGCCGTACTTCAAGTCTTTTTACTTTAAGTGCTTCAGGACTCTTTGTTTCATCTAATTTTTTAGTATTTATAAGATGTTTCAATTTTGCAATTTCTTTACTGTCTCGACTATATTTACGATATTCATGAATTCCTTCTATAGTTTTACTAATAATATAAGGTAAAGAAATCTTTCTCATACTCAGCTGTGCTACGTTAGAAAACATATTTCCAAATACTACTTCAGGCATCGCTAGTACTATTCTATTTTTACCGTATCCGACTGTCTGTCTAACAGCATAATGAGCCAATCCAGCTATTTGTTTAGCTCGCAGTTGCAGAGGACTATCACCTTGGAATACTTTTAATTGAGTAATATCTAATTGTTTAAACCCAAATACTTTTTCAACGATATCGTGCCTGACCATAAATGTATCGTTAACAGCAAAGTCCTGTATGTATTCTCGAACTGCTCTAGGAAGTTTTCTATATCGATCAATATACGGTCCGTCTGGATCTAGGAGATCAATGAACTGGTCTGGATGAACCTGTAACAGATCTGCTTGCTCATGAACTAAAAGATTGATGGTTTCTATATCATTTTTAATCGTATTTTGACGGTCTATTAATCTAGACTGCATATGAGCAAATACATTTTGGAATTCCAAATCTGGACGCAGTAGTTCTTTTGTAGATTTGTGATCCATCATTATACGAAAATCCGTAATTACATTTGTTATTGGATCACGGATGGGGCGGAATTTAAATCTGCTATCAAAACCTAATTTATTAGCTAGATCTGCTTGGTGTGTTTTAAATGTGTTAATTGTATTTTTTATTTGGCTAAAATTCGGTTTATTAGTTGCAGAATCTATATATTTAGGATTCTTCATTAGTATTTCAGTTAATGTAGTACCCATATTTCGTTGGTTAGTTGTAGACATGATTCCAGAAATGTCTGATACTTCTGGTATATTTCTATTGATATACATCGTATCGTGTGTCTGATCTTTATCTGTAGTACTAACAGGGTATGAATGTATGTATCCCGAATCAGCCATTCTTTCTTTATCAGAAGCTGGGCCTATTTTAATATCAGTCAAGTTATCCATACGTTCAACAGTGTATCCTTTAACCATTGGAACAGCATCACCTTCAAATAAACCCTCACGAGATTCTTGTTTATAATGTATATGCGTATCAAACAAATCAATAATTCCATTATCGGTTGCATTAGTATTAAATTCATTTCTGGATAAACCCTGAACTAAAGCAATCTTCCTTTCGTCTACATCC